TTCTTTCACTAGAAGATTGTGCTGACTTGAGCAACAACTTTGTTTGTCTGATCATAGAATCAGCCTTGAGACCGTCATTGAGCATTTGCTCTGCATAAGAATCAACTTCTTCAGTTGTAATAATTCCAGCTAATGCCAACTTTGTTGAGCAGCTATAAGCTGTCTTAAGTCTAGCTGTATCTAAAGAAGCAATTGAGCTATTGAATGTGTTTGCTGCATCGTTAGCTTTGCCCTTAGCGTTATTCAAATCTGCTTTAGCAGAATTGATACCAGAACTTAAATCAGCAGCATCATTGACTAACTCAGTAGTGCTTTCTGCACTTCTTGCACCATCTGCATGACCTTCATCAGATGCATTAGTTGGGCAATCTTTGTTTGCACAGCGAGTTGCTTCATCATTCATCTCATCATCGGTCATTGCCATTCTTGTTCCGCAAGCAGTACATTCAACTTCTGACTTAGCTGCAACGGTAGTCTTGTGAGGCATACCTGGCATTTGAGTAGGAACTTTGAAAAGATTCTTGTCTTCAAGGCCTTGTGAAGGATTAGACAATCTCTCCCAATCAACTGTAACTTCCAACTCAGAAGTTCCTTCAAGCTTCATAGGCTTGGTAACATCTGGGAACTGAAGTGAACCAGGATTGTTTGTTGGAATTCTTGACTCATTATAAGTTGGGTTTTGCTCTTTAAGTGAATTACCGCCATCATTTTCCAATGACATTGTTGGGTAATCTACAGAACCTGGCATATTTGCCATGCTTTCGTTATGTTGGAATCCAGCTGACGTTTGCACAGTCTCTTCATCAGACGCAAGCTTCATGAGCATTTCTTCTCTCTCAGCTTTTCTGACAAGTGCTTCTCTAAGTGCTTTGCGCTCAGCTAATGTAGTTCTATTCATATCATTAACCTTTTTGCTTATTTTAGTATTTTCTAAATTTTCATCATCTGATTCATCTTCTGAATCGTCATCATCATCAAAATGAGTAATGTCTTCATCATCATCGTCATCAGAATCATCATCTCCGCTTAGAAGATTATCGAGCGCCTCTTGCACAGCTTTCTGTGCTGCATCAACCATTTGGGCGGGAACTTCAATTTCAAATACGGCGACATCATCACTATTTTCATCTACATTCACATCATCATCCATGTCGTCCATGTCATCCATGTCATCCATGTCATCATCATCATCTTCATCATCTTCTGCTCCCATATTAAGAGCTAAATCGTCATCATCTTCTTCTGATAAATCATTTGTGAAGTCAACAGTCTCTTTACCATCTTCAAGGTCTAAGTTAGAAACTTCTAAACCGGCTTGTCTAACAACATTTGGAAGATATTTTGATCTAATTGCGTTTGCTACGATAATCGCTTCATCTTTATTCAAAGATGCAGTTTTTTGCATATCTGACGCACATGCGATCAAATCCTCCTTATCAGTTGCTTTGATTTCTGCTAATTTCATTGCTTCTAATTGGCTTTTAAAGTTGGCATTCTTTGAGTTTTTATTCATTTCTTGCTGCTTCCCTTAATAAAACTTTTTCTTTTATCAAAGCTTAGTTTTAAAACATAGTTATAAACTGTTTTATACATTCTATGTTATTATGTTTTATACCTTTTTTAACAAAACAGGAGAGATATTATTCTCTCCTGTTTTTTATACGTTAATCTATCCAAGTAATAGAAACATCTAACTTAGTTGGATCTGTCTTTGAAGCAGCAACTCTTGTTTTTGAATAATTTCCACACTTATAGCAGAATGTATTGTCTTTTACTTTATGTGCATGTCTGTTGCCACATGATGGGCAAACCATACCAATTGGAAGCATTCTTTCAGCTGTCTTGTCAAATGTAGGAAGCGCAGTCTTTAAGTAAACATCTGAGTCAACAGTAGCAGAAAGTCTGATCATAGATTTGTAAGAACTTGCTGCCACAGGAGCAGGAGGAGCTGTTGCAGCACCAAGGCCTGTATCGCCACCAAGTGGAGCCTCTTCTTCAACCATATCGTCATTCTTCTTGCCCATTCCACCAGTTCCGTCAGAAATGAGCTTGAGCATCATTTCAATTTCAAATGCGGAACCACAACTATTACAAGAAGCCTTTGATTCAGCTACATCTACATCATTACTTCCGCAAACTGGGCAAACACTACCCCAAGGCTTCTTTTCACCTGGTTCAGACATTGCATCTAATTCTGGTGACTGGTTCATTTCACCGCCTGTAAAGCCTGAAACTCCAAGATCCCCACCACCTAAATTAGCGCCAGCAGAAAGATCTCCAACTGGTCCAGCAGCAGGAGCGGCAGGAGCAGCACCAGGTACCCCAGCAGGAGCGCCCATACCAGGAGCCATAGCATATTTTGAAAGCACTTCATCTCTTCTGGTTTTTCTAGCAAACTTAGCTGAATCACTCATAATGACAGGAATTTCTTCATTTTCAGGCTGCATATCTACAGGCTCAGCTACAGAATCAACATTGAATGTTTTAGTAACATTTGTAGAAACAGAAGCTGTAATATTGCCGTCAGCATCTACAACAAGATCAGTAAAACTAAATGTAGATGGATCAACAGTGAAGGCATGTTGTTGCAAAACCTCAATAGCTTTTTGCTTAAATGTCTCTTCAAATGAATCATCACTTGGATTTACTCCGCCCAAATCTTCTTTGGTGCAAACAAATCTTAAGCATTCCATCTTGCTTTGAGTGACACTCATTGCTGCAGTTCTTTCATTCTTTAATTTAACTGCAATTGCTTTTTCAATAAGCTTTTCTGCAACTTCACCCTGAGCACACAATCTTTTTGCAGCAGTAGCAATTCTAGTTGAGCTAATTTCAAAATGTAATGAATAATCTGCGAGCCATCCAATTACATTTGATGTGATATCTTTTGAAGAAGCAGTCTTAATTCCCCAGAACTCTCTTCTTGCTCTTGCTCTTAGTCTTGCTTCTGTTGATGTAACTGTTTTAGCTCTGTTAATTGCAGCAACAAGATCTCTTTGCGGCATATCTTCTACAGTGCCAGCAACTTCATCAGGAGTAACCTTCATGTCGTCAGCGGATTGTCCCATTGCTGATATCGCTGCTTGAAGTGTAAGCTTGTCTACAAGTTCACTGTCTGCAGAAACTTTATCAGATAATGCTGCTCTAAGTTCTTCTGCTCTTGAAGGAGTTGCGGAAACATCCATGCCTTCTGCGGATGCTGATTCATTCTTAAGCATAACTTCAGCAAGAGACATAACAGCTTCTTTAGTGACAGTCCCTTCTTCAACTGCAACAGCAATTGCTTCAGCTAAATCAATAGGCTTGATATCAGATTGAACTGCAGCTCCAAGTTCCTTGAGGATTGATGATACAGCATCTGGATTTTCTGATTTTTGATTGAAGAAGTCTGCTTTTTCAGCTCTATCAGCGTCCATATCAACAGTTGAGGAAGCAGCGCCAATCATTTCTGGTAAATTTTGCTCTTCAGAAAGCATTTGTGCAACTTTCATTATGTAGCTTGGAGTTTCTTTTGCTGATACAACGGATCTAGCTAATGCTTTGATTGTGCTAGACATGACTTCGTGTGCACTAGCCTTACCACCAACTCTGCACTCTTCTAATTGTTTCTCTAATACTTCTGTTGGAACACCCTTGCAGACTTCATCAACGAGTTGTGAAAGAGATTTTGTAATTTCTTCGTGCTTTGATTTATGACCATATAAGCCAGCATCGGCTAAAAGTTCTTCTCTGACTTTTTCATCAGTTCCCAAATGCTTTGTGGCAACTTCTTCGCCTCTAGTCTTGTCTGAAACACCCTTATGATGTGCTTTTAATGCATCATAGGTAGACTTTCCATCGTAGCCTTCGCCAGTTCTTACTTCATCAAGTTGTTCTTGTCTTGAGCCGTCTCTATCTTTGACATCAAGAAGAGCTGTTTTGACAAATGTGCCATAATCTTTGAGAAGATCTGCAGCAACTCTAGTGCCATGGCCATTCTCTAATGATGATAATTGACTCTCATTAAGAATTGGTTCCCAAGAAGTTCTTTTACCGTTTGTGTAACCTGTAATAGTTCCATCAGTAGAAAGAACAACTCTATTTCCTGCGTTATCTTCGACTTTAAAGTCGATAGTTACTGCAGCAGCAAGCTTTTTTCTTTGCTCTGATGCAATTTTAGCAAAATGATCCATTTGATTTGTGCTCCTCGCCTCTAAAGGCTTGTTAGTTTTTATATTTTTATTTCTTTCATTAGCCACTCTCATGACATTTTGAATTGAGTTATTTATGTCTGCTGTACCACTCAAGTTTTCCTTGAGTGACAATAAACTTTGCGCTAAATTTAGAAAATGATTTTTACTTTTATTTGAGCTTGCAAAAACTTCTCTTTTGCCGTCTCTAGAAGCCCAAACTAAGTTAATATTTGAAGAGGCAAGTGCAACCCCTCCGCCAACTGGATTTTCAGGACTAGAAAAATTTGTAAAGTCCATTATTTTTCCAATATTGTTATTTGAAGGACTGTAATCAGCTAACCCAACTTGCGCTTGTTGTGGTTGGAGATTTTGAGGTTGAGCTTGTTGTTGTTGTGGTTGGTTTATAGGTTGTGGAGCTTGCCCTGACCCCACATCGATTCCGTCATCAATCATGTCTTGCATTGTGCTTTGAAGATCAGCCATAGATTTAGTAATTTTTCCAACATGACCTAAATCTACATTGTCCTTACGAGCAAACATGTTCATGACAGCTACTTCTAGGAAGTTTAATGATAAGTTGATAAGATCTAATACATTTAATCCAGATCTTGGATCAATGCCTAAAGCTTGAAGTACTGCAGCAACGGTAGAGTTTTGATTAGCACCTTGACCAGCTAAAAGTGGTCCGCCTACTAATGTGCCTGCAACTTGTGCTAATCTTGTAGCTGTACTTGCAGTTGAATTAGCTACTCTTAAGCAATCTTCATATTGCTTTCTTTCATTTGGTTGAGCTGGGCAGCCTTGATGAGCTAAAACAATTCCAGCAATTACTTCTGAGGCTCTTTTCTCTAAATCTGTTGCAAGACTTAAAACATCATCAACATCATAAATTTCTTGAATTTCACAAGATTCAAAAGCTCCATCCCCTACACAACTAAGCTCAATGAATTTAACACCATAGTTTTTTTCATAAGCTCTTTTGCCAGTTTCAGGATAAATTTTGCCTTTGTATTTTTTTAAATGTTCACAATAGTCTTTTTCAGTATATGCTTTATTGTTACATATAGAACAAACACCCCATTCAACACTTGCACCCATAGAAACATCATGAATTACGCCTGTTCTGATGTTTCTGGCAATGTCGGGATATGCTTCCTCATCAACAAAGAAAGTACAATATACACAATTTTCTTCATCATTCCATTCTGAATAAACAACCATTCCTTTGGCTTGTTCAATGTCATCATTTTTATGATTTGTATATATAGGCACTCCCTCAAAAGTTTTATAAACTGGGATTTTTTCGCCTTTGATTTCTACTTCTTTGAGTAATTCTTCTTTAGAGAATAAGTCACCATTTGCATTTACAACATCTGCATCAATGGCTCTAGCTCTTACCCATAAAAGTTTGGCACCTTTACGTGCTTGCATTTCCTTAACAATGTCAAAATCTTTATATTTTTCAAGAACATCTTTTGGATCAGCATAAAGAGATTGCAAACCAATTTTTGCTGCTTCTCTCATATTTACAGAAGCAGTTTTGATGATATAATCTCTTGCTATATTTCGGTCCTTTTCATTAAGGTAACTATTTATTGTAATAGCCCCTCCTTTTGCAACCTTGTACATGTATTTAATCCTTAAAAAATAAAGTTATCAATAGGATTTGTTCTATCTCAAACATATAAAAACCTGTAAAATTTAAACCCGTCGGTTTCGACGGGTTTATTGTACGAGCAAATAATTTCTACAATATATACTACAAATATTCTTCTTCAGAATTTTGAGATCCTGTTCTTCTCTTAATTACTTGCAATAAGACATTTATACAGTCTTGAGGATGATCATTTAATTCTTTATCGGTAAATCTGACAATAATCCACCCTTTACTTGCTAATTCAGAATCTCTTCTCTTATCTTTAGCAATTTTATCTGGATTGTTATGCCAAATTTCTCCATCTGCCTCAACGCCAATCTTTAAGTTTGGAATAGCAGCATCTAATTGATAATCAAATGTTGGACCAGCTGAATACTGTGCATATAATGAATAGGGCATATTTAAACTCATTAGCATGCCATAAAGCTTTTTCTCTAATGATGTAAACATTTGAGGTTGTGCTCTATCAAGTTTCTTTGCTAAAACTTGTCTAACACCAGTATCTTCAGACTGTGCAAGAACAGAAAGTTCATAATTTGCTTCATAGTTCAAAGCTACTGAATTCATGCCACCAGCAATTGGATCTACCAGATTCCCATACAATCCATCATATTTCTCGGGTAGCGGTCCTAATGAACCTCTACCAGTAACAGGTGAAATAGACATCAAGAAGCCTTCATGTGCTGCTGACTTAATATTTGAGCTTGCATATCGATTGTTAGATCTTGATAATTTTGCTAATACTCTTTCATTATAGACATCATTAATAATGGTTGAAGCAATCTTGTAGAATCTATCTTTCTCAGTAGCAGTAGGCATTGGTGGAGGAGCAGCAGGCGCTGGAGGAGCTCCACCTGGTGCAGGAGCACCTCCAAGTGGAGCTTGTGGCATAGGAGGTTCTACTGGCATCTGACCAGCACCAGCTCCAAAGCCCTGCCCAGTTACTGGCCCACTTTGTAAGTTTAATGAAAAGGCTGGTGTTCCAAAGCTTTGATCACTGATAAAGTTTGCACCTTGCTCAAACCTCAGTCTTTCAATTTCTTGATCTGAGTCTAAACCAAAAGCCTCAATTAGTGAGACATTTGAAATAACACCATTTTGATTTGCAGTAACAAGCATTTGGAGCTTGCCAGTATCATCTCTTAGTTGAAGATCATCAAACTTAATTTTAGGATAGACAAGCTCATCTTGCCCTCTTTCACCTTCAATTACAAATCCATTCCACTCAGCTACAGGCTTGAATACACATTGCTCAACCCAGTGTGCAACCTCTCTTCTAAAGGTTTCAAGCCTTTGAGCCATAGCAAGCAAACCAACTTGAGCATTTCCATAAGTTGGTCCTTCACCGTTAAGTAAAGCTTTGTTGAGCATAACGCCATCTAAAATTTCTTGCTCAATTAGTTCAAATTCTCCGGTTAGTGGATGAATCTTACCAGTAGCGCCATACCATTCCATATCAAAGTTATGGTGGGTAACAAGGGTCAAGTTTGGATCATTAGCAATTGATGCTAACTCGTCTTGAACATTGTCAATATCTTCTTGTGATGCTGGTCTTGTATCACTTCCAATTTTTACAACCTTAATTGGAATAATCAATCTTTCAGCAATCATGTACTGAGCTTGGCGTAATTTATCTTTATAGGTCAAGATTGGAAATAATGGCCTAATCATAGAAACGCCATAGTCTTCCCAAGGATTTGATCCATGCTTGAAATGATGAATTGAAATAGGACTTAACTTAATTGGGTCCCCTTTCATAATCATTTTTTTGACATCATCAGGAATAGAATCATAAATTTCTTTTGGATGTCTTTCATTTATGATTCTGACTTCTTCTGCTGATGGTTTATATGCATAAGATCCAGGTTGGTCAATCATTCCTGGGGTTTTGATTACACTGTCAGGATTTAGGATTGAAATAGATTTCCAAGTTGCACCATCATGCTTACAAGGCTCGTTTTTATTATTGTCCCAGTTTGAGCCATTACAGTGCTCGCATTCAATGGACAAAAGTACAAATGAATCACCCAATAAGTGATAAGCTTGTGAAATTTCTGGAAGCCATTTTTGGAAGTTTAACTTTTCAACTAATTTTTCAAAATAGTCTTTTACGTAGGAAGATGAGCATTCAAGCTTCCATCCAGAAAAGGGATAGTTTTTATAAAAGTTGATGGCAGCAGCAACTTTTGGCTCATTGTTTTTCCACCAAGATGCCCAAAGATAAACTTCTCTTCTGGCGTTTGGGATTTGGAAAGATGAAGGCGTTAAGAATGGAGAATAAAAGTTTGGAGCAGTGGTGATAGTATTTGTACTAGCTGATCTAGATACAGAAGGGCCAAGTCCTAATCCAATTCTACTACTTGCATATCTTTGTTCAGATGGTGTGCTTGCAGATGATTTCTCACCAGCAACTTGAGTCGCTGAAGTTCTAATAGCAGCTGCCAAAGATGTTCTATTTGCCATAACTTAAATTATACCCAAGTTTGAGATGAAGGAGCGCTCTTTTCTGTGAATAAGCCTTTGTTTCTAAGCGCTAAGTATCGTCCTTCACCTTTGAACATGTGAATATCTGAATCAGTTTGATTTAGTGTGTTTCTAATTGGTGTCTCATTATCAGGAAAATTCATTCTAAGTTGTTCTTCTGTAGTTAAATTTTCTGGGGATAATTGATCTGATTTAGGTTGAATTTCAGAAATTTCATCATCAATATTAGTGTTGATAATTGATATATTTCCAGGATTCAAAATACTCATGTTTTCTGGAGCTATAACAGAAACAGTTGAGCCGTCATTGCTTTGCTTTTCCTGTTTAGCAACACCAAAGGCAGCTTTGACGACTCTATACCACATATTATTCTCTTGAATCTTCTAGTAAACTATCTAAACCTAATTCAGATGCAAAATGTTTTAAATCCTCATCTGAAAATTGATGTCCCCAAGAATCATCATCTAATTCAGAAAGAAGTTCTTCAATTGTTTTGTCAACATCTTTCTCAGGATTTTTTCTACTCTCTTCTAAATGAGAATCAAATGAAAGATCTTCCTTAGCCTTCTTTGCTGTTTTGTTTAGATGTTGAGAAACAGACATATCATCTCCGTCTCCTGCTTCATCATTAATCTCAGCGCTAATTTGCTTAGGATCTGATTCATTATCTGATAATTGATGAGCATAAGATTCTTCCATTTCTCCTCTATGCCCCATCATGCCAGCATCTGAAAGTTGATCTTCTCTAACACTTTCTGTATCTGATTCAATATTGTTGATTTTTCTTAAGAGCTCTTCTAATGAAAAACTGGTATTACCGTTTGTTCTAGGTAATTGTTGATCAATAACTTTTGAATGATCAGTTTGTGAAGTTCTAGTTTTCTTAGGCTTCTTGTCTTCAGTATGGCCATATTGACTCTGTTTCATAGATGACAATTGTGATTGAATACTGTCTTCATAGTTTGCTTTATCTCTTAAAGCATTAGCACCTTGAGTACTCTTTTCAAACATCATTTCATATGTATTGTCAGCATCAGTTACGTCTTTACTTCTTTGCCCTTCACTCAAATTAATATTTTGATCATTGTCAGGACTTCTATGAACATCTAATCTTGCAAATGTTTCATCATGAGAAATAAAAGCAACTTTGAGCCAATCTTGATAAGCACAAGTTACTGATCCATCTTCTGCAACTCTGGAATCAATGCAGTTAAATCTACACTTTGAAACTTCCATAGCTACAGGCTTGCCATAAGTATATTTACCTTTAGGGCACATAAGATAAGGTTCATTATCTTGTGTTGATAATGTTGTATAGGCTAGTCTTCGAGTCTCTTTAGGAGTAAGAGTTTCGTAACATGCTTTAACATAATCTTTTGCATATAAAAGCTCTTTCTTATCTCCAGAAAGAACTTTTGATCTTAAGTTAGTTAAAGCTACTCTTTCATTTCTATCTACAAGAGATGCTAATTTATCAAGAGACTCAATAGATTTAATTTGCCAATAACCAGCAGATTTATCATCTTGTTTTGATGCAATTCTTTCAAGTTTGGCTGCATCATTATTTTTATCTAAAAAGTTTTGAAGAGCCATATAAGAATATCTGTAATTATTTCTAAGCTCAGATGCTAAAATTGTTTTATATTTTTGTAATCTAGACGCTAATGTTGGGAATGCCATATTTCCAGGAAGTGCTATAATTTTAGTTACTTCTTGAGGTCCACCATCATTTCTGAATTCTTCAGTGACACCATCATGACATAAATCTTCATCATCAATGAGTGAAAAGATATTATCAGGAGAAAATTTTCCTGAGTTTTCTTTTAATCCATCAATCATTTTCTGAAGCATCATAACAATACTTACGCCGTTTAAGGAAGGTGAGTTCTTTTCACTCTTTTTTGATTTTTCTGCCATTTTAGTTCCTTCCACCTAGTCGCCAAGACCTAAATTTTTCAAATCATCTTTGTCAAAATTTCTAGCAATTAGTGCTTGTTTAATGAACTTAATTTCTTGTTTGATGCCTTTTTTATCAGCTGCATCTTTACCATGACCTTGAGGAGTATTTTTATCATAATCTTGCAAGTCTAATAAAAAACAAGCTCTCATAATTAATTCAGGAGTTGATCTTTTTGCGTAGTCTGGCTTTTTATCATAATCAAGGGAAGCAGTTGAAGTTCTTTTATCTATTTCTTCTAGTTCTTTGACAGCATCTGAAAGTTCATCTTTACCTTCAGCTACTTCTTTTGCATCATTAACTAGAGAATCTGTAGAGACACTTTCTCTTACATTTTTATCAGAACTTTTATCTTCTTTAGATTTCTTTTTCTTGTTATAGTCTCTAACAATATCTACTGCTCTTTCAATTGTTTCTTTATTCCAAAATTTTAATTTAGCTAAGTATCTAACAATATCGTTTTTTTCAATTCCATGGTCAAGAAGCTTACCAACTTTACCCATTAAAACTCTAAAAGGATTACCTCTGGTTTTTTTCTTGTTCTTAGTTACAGCTGCTTCTCTGAAATTGTACACTTTGCTTTTTTCCTTTGATAAATATTCTTTTTCAATTTTATTAGCAATATCTATATATGTTGGATCATACTGTCCTGTGTCTGGATCTTTAGTCTTTTTTCTAGGATCGTTTGCCATCATAAGTGCGCTAGATAGTTTATTAAGTCTTGATCTTAGTCTTTTGTCATTTACTTTGTCTGCAACATCAGATATTCTGTCGCAAACAGCTTGTTTATCAGAATCATGACAAGACTTAACTTCTTCAATAAGTTCTCTTAAGTCTTTTTTAGTAATTCCCTCACTTTGCTCACCACCCAAAGCAATATTGTTTATGCCATTTGCTGGATTTGATGCCATAGGGGCGTTAAAGTTGGAAATTCTATACATTAGCTTAATCTTCTATATCTAAATCTAAAGAAATACTATTATAAATTTCTGAAATATTTTTAGCTCTATTATTAGCTTTTTCACCAAGTTGGTTTTGAATATTTTTCTTAATAGCAAGTCTTTGCTCTCTTGATTGATCTTGTAAAGCAATTCTTTTGCTTTCTCTCTCATCAAGAGCAGAAGGATCAACCATGCCAAATTGAGATGTGTACTCAACATCAGAAGAAGTTCTTAAGATTGAATGAGCTCTTGATGAAACAACATTTTTCTCTCTAATGGAATTTAATTTTCTTTCTTCCCAACTTGCATGTCTTGAGCTTTGCGCTTCTCTTTTAGCAGTAAGTTCAGCTTTTGATTGCTCAGAAGTTGAATTTTGGCTATTCATAAATTCTTCTGTAATATTAATCATATCTGGATTAAAAATATTAGCAGATCCTCTTAAGAGACAATCCATGTATTCATCAGCAGAATATGCCTTAAGATTACTTGTAGTAGTTCTAGCATTTAATCCAGAATCTGTTCCGTAATCAGCTCTCTTAATAGCGCCAAATTCTTGTGATAAAATTCTATCTTCAATCGTATCTGTTCTTAAGTCTTGATATGTTGAAGCACCAGAAATCTTTTCCCAAGATTTATTCAATGATGTAGCTTCTTTTGTAAAACCAATTTGTTGCTTGGAAATCTTCATTCTATTATCAGAACTATTTGATTTTAACTCAGCATAAGGATCTTCGTCAATTTCGACTTGTGATCCTACAAATTTTTTCTCAATAAAGCTAGGAATATTGTCAATTTCTCTTACTTTTCTAAATAAACTCATATTTTTATCCTAGTATGAATTTCAAGAATAGCCCCAGGCATAAAGCCTGGGACCTTTTTTCTTGAGGATTTAATTTACTTGTCGTATTCTTGGGTAAAGAGTTCGTCTACCCAATCTTCAGCGTAGCCAAGATCATTTTTCCAATAATCTTTAAGTCTCTTATAGTCATCGCTGGATAATGTAGCAAGCTTAGTCATTGAAGAAACTGCAGCAATCTTTACATTATTGTCTAATGAAGATGCCATAACTTTCTTGATGTCTGCTAAGTTATCAACCTTAGCTGATAAACCTAACATAGCTTCAATATATTCAACTGGAAAACCATTTTCAATAGCTTTTGCTGCAAAAGCTTTTTTTGCTGAATTATTCATAGAAGAAACCTTTACAAACTCATCGGATTGCTTAGCTTCGGTTTTTGGTTCAGCTACTGGCAAATTATCAATGATATTTTGTCTGTAAGCTTTTCTTTGAGCTAACTTGATGTTCTTTTCAGATTGAGCTTGTACTTGTCTTTCGATCTTCTCAGCCAATCTTACTCTTCTCTCATGTCTGACTGCAAGAATGACGTTAGCAAGTTCTTGATCACCATTTGCTAAAGCTGTTTCAATAGCTTCTGCACTGATTTGTGATGGATGATTGAAAGCATAAGACTTTTTGTCCTCTTTTGACTTAGGGCCTTTTCTCTTCATAGGACCCTTAGCATCATCTTTGTCATCATCTTCATCGTCTTCGTGATCATCCATGTCATCCATGTCTTCATCATCACCTTCATCATCTTCGTGTTTTTTCTTCTTTTTCTTGACATTATCAAGAAATTGTGGTGGAACATCACTAAGATCGTCAGTATCATCTTTTGATGGTTTCTTTTTGTCGCTTAGACCTTTGAGCATTTCTTTGGTTTCATCATCCATTTTCTTAGGCTCTTTGGCTTTGGCAAGTCTTTCATTAAAGTTGTCCCAATCAATTCCTTGAAAAACAAGGTCAGAATCAAGAGCTTCGTCTTGGATTCTGTTTGGGAAAATTCTATCTGCCATAATTATTTTTTCTCCTCAAGAAAGAATACATTAAGTGATTTCTAAATATTTTACTCGATTACCTTTAATGTATTTATTTATATAGTTTTATCTAAAATTAAATTCTGATCCTTCAAAGTAAAGCTATTACCAATTTTTATACCCAAATCATCAAATAATCCTTTATTTGCTTCTACAACAAACTTGACATTGTTTGATTTAGGACAACATGATTGTTCGCTTTGCGCTTTCATATCCTTAATATCTAATACTTTATAATCTTTGTCTAAAAAAGCTAATGATAAATCAAAATCAACGTTTTTATTCCAAAAACAATAATTATCAGGTGAATCAAAAATAAAAAAAGCTACTTCATATTTGTCTAAAGGCCTTGCATTCATCAATCCTTTAGATCTAGTTGAATCGTTTTCTGCTATAAATCTAATTTGTAATTTTCCATCAAAACTTTGATGTTCATTACTAGTCAGTCATTTAGCAACTTTGACAAATTTATTGCTAGAAGCTTTTACGCTTCTGGCTTCATCTAAGTCAAATCTATCTTTTGTTCTGCCTTTTCTAAACTCATTGACAGTTTCTTGGCTTAAGTAATGATCTCTGAGGGCTAACTTAGCCTTTTCTGTTAATTCTACAGATCTGCCATAGCCCTTGATTAATCCTGCAGTCTTAAGTGCAAATAAATCATTGTCATTAATTCCGCCAGGAACATTACAATATTTAGTTTCAGAATTAACTGCCATTTGGCTTGCAGCTGTTACAACTTCATCAGTATTTGAATCAATTTCTCTAAGCATATCAATGTATTTGTTGCTTAATTTCATTGCTTCTTTTTTTGGTTGTGAATTTACACCGAGTAATTGAATCTGAATATCAGATAATCCTAAACCTTCCATTGAAGGTCCATCAAATAATTCTGCGTGTAAATCTAAGGTATGTACAGGTTTGATTGGAAGTGGCATAATTTTTATCTCCTTGGTAATCTATTTAGATGGGCGTTTCCGTCGTCAACATTTTGTTCGTTTGTTTCTTCGTATGTGTAATCATTTAGTGATGCATTTCCATAAGCTAATCCTTGAGATGGACTACTAGAATTTGATGTTGGATCAACTGCTGCTGGACCTGGTGTGGCATCATCTACGTTATTGATTGAAAAAATACTTACTTTCTTTTCTTCGTCAGTATTTCCTTGAAGTGCAAAATAATCTTTATTTAGTTTATTGGGCTTTTCAACTTGATTAAATTTGTCATCTCTTTTGATTTCTTCTTCAATTTCGTCAAAATCTACTTTTCTTTCTTCAGTGTAATCACTTTGATCTTGATAATAGTAAGATAATTTGATAAATAAATTATCAGATTCTTTGTATTCTCCTAATTCATCAAGCTTTTTGCAAATTCTAATTAATGATTGAATATTTGTTTTCATTAAAAACTATTTCCATGAATTCCAATACCAAAAGTATTGTATTCTTTTTCTAAATTAGATTTTTGCTCTTTAAATGATGCATTGTTATGATCTTGCAAAGTATAAGGAATCTGATTTCTATTTAAGTTTGCTTCTAGTGATATATTTTCATCAATCAATAATGGTGTTTTGGATATCTCAGAGCTTGGATACACATTTGCATTGGTATCAGGGTTTATTCCATCGTTAATTGTAGGTTCGTTGTAACCTGAAGAGCCTCTATGGTCCTGGTTAGCTTGATTTGCTGTATCTAGGTATTTATTTAATCCAGGAAATCCATCGTCACCTGATAGTAAAGGATAATTACCTTCTTGATATTGTTTAAATCTTTTATCATCTATTGGATTTCTATTTTCTAAATCTTCAGGATGCTCTTTTGTAATTTTTCCACGAGATCCTATTGTGTCAGAAATCCTTAAGTTATTTGTATTTGAATAATGAATTCTTTCAGGAGCTTTAGGTACGGGAAGTTCATTCTCAAAATCAAATATTTGATTAGGTTTATATTTATGTTTTTTTGACGCTTCTAAACTTTGCTCAATAGTTCTATAATGCACAGGATTTTTTTTAGTATTCTTGTTTATGAAATCTACACTATTTTCTTCAATACTTTTAGCTTCTTCTTGTAATGATAGTGTGTAATCGTGTAATTGTTTTCTGTGCTTTGCCTTGAGTCTAGCAATTGGATCGTCTAATAGATAAGGTAAATTTTCTTGCTCAACATCATTCTTGTGAAATTTAAGTAAGTGAGCTTCAATAGATAATTCTGACTGATCCTCGTCTTGACGTACTTTCTCAAGAATTTTGTTAAAAGGATCCTCATTCTCATAAATATTAACACCACTGCCGCCTCTACTTTTGCCACTTAAGCCAAAAGGAGCATTCCCAGGAGAAAAAGGTGAAGGTTGATATCCTCCGCCTACTCCTCCAAATCCAGAAGCTGTTTTAATATTCTTAGACATAGCTATTATTTTCTTATATAAAATTATCTAAACCTTCCACTGAGATTTACTAATTTTGAGCTTGGAAGTCTAGACATAATCTTTGATGTTGTGCACTCATATGAAACTGCTGCTACTGCATCACAAATGTCATCTTTATAACCTTTGAGCGCTTCAATATAGAATCTTTTGCCTTTCCATATTTTTTGAAGATATTGAAATTGAATTTTTGCTTCTTGAACTTCATTGAGATCTATTTTTTTGCCTGACGCATCTTCATTAAATCCAGAAGAAAGATCGTACACATCAATTCTGTCTTCTCTAATCAATTGTGAAAGTTCAGAATAAATCTTTTCTTTATATTCTTTATTAAATTGTCTCTCTACAATAGGTACCCCACGAGCTTGCAGTTTGATAACAGATGTTTGTGAATTCCACTGGTCAATACTAACTTGCTTAAATCTAAATTTAGCATGTAAACTAATGACATACTCTTCAACTTCTCTTTCAGATACGGGTTGATTTTTAGACATAGGATTCCAGAAATGGATATGGTCAATAACAACCCTTTTTAATGGTTTAAAGTCTGGGCCAATGCTGTTATATATACTTTCTGCATGAGCTACTACTAAAGCATAATAATCAGATGTTCTTGCTGGATCTAAGTGACAATAATATTCATAAAGGCCATCAGACTTTTCTTTTCTAGGAACCATTGACATAGAACTGAACATTCTTTGAATATCATCTGGAGAAAACATTGGATCTGAAGAAGCAGCTCCAAATTCAGCTCCATATTGCATTTGAAATTCAACTGGGTTCTTCTTTTTCTCGCCTTCAAGATATTCTTTATCAATGTTAGGATTTGATAGCCAAGTAGGCATTCTCATGATTAATGTTGATGGATCATCTA